CGCCCCCGTCGAGAAGCTACTGCTATCGAGTACGTCCTGCGCCAACCCGCCGAACTCGAATTCGTGGAAATCCCCGTTGACCTGGATCGCCATCTCGTCCACTGCCGCCCCGTTTATCACTCTCTGCACCGCCGTTGCCGGGTCCCAATAGTCGAATAAAGTGACGCTCGGCAGCATGGTCGCGGGCGTGTAAGTGACAGTCGCCTGCGTCGCTGCGCCGGCGGCCGGTAAGACGGTGAACGGCGCGTTCAACACTACGTTGTTGGCGTCCACAATGGAGCCGACAAATCGCAACTCGCTGCCCGACGCCACTGCCTGTCCAACCGAAAGCCCATGCGCTGCCGAGAAGCCCAGATGCCCGTCCGCGGTTGCCGCGGACACTGCGCCCCCGCCCGATTGCGCCGGCGTACCGCCCAACGCGGCCTGGAAGAGCGGTCCATACGACGGCCCCGGCGACGTCTTCTGCCAGCTCGTCAAGTACGTATTCAATGAGAAACTCGTCTGCTTCCGTCCGCCGGCTGGAACTCCGGGAAAGGTGCGGCTGCCGGTCTTATCCTGCCTGCCGCTCACTACAAGCTGTTGTTTCACCGATAACTTTACGGCTGGCATCCGGTTAGCGGATGTTATCGCTCCCACCGATCCGTAAGAGCTCTCCAGCGCCGTATATAGGCGGTTTGAGTTAGAAAGAATATAGGACATATTAACTAATGCTCACTCCAATCTCGAATGTAATCTTCGCAGTCTGAATAAAGTTCCGGCCGCCATGTTTCACCGGCCCGAACGCTACCTGATACCCCCCCGCATAATACATACCGCCGCCCCAATCGCCCAAACTCGCGCCCAGCACTCCCATGACCGCATCGGCATAGGTCTCAAGGTTTGATTGAACCTGGTCCAACCGGTCCTCGGAGTGCCGTAAATCGATCGCCATCTGAAGCTTCCCCGAGAACGTTCGAAACTTCTCTATCTGACTGTTCACGATCTTCTCGCAGTAAATGTTTGCTGCCGGATACTGGACCGTGTCGCTTCGCTCGGCTAAATCGGAAGCGATGTTTCCAGATCGAATTTGCGCTGGGTCGAGTATTCCCGGAATGGTCAGAGAGCCTTGCGTCAGCGCCGCCAGATTAGCGTTCACCCCGCCGCTCGGCGCAGTCATGCGCTGGATTACCAAGCCCGTTACAGCGCTTCCAATTTGTGCCGTCATTTATCCCCTCTGTAGAACTCGCGGAAGCGCTCGCAGGTAAGTCGGTTTCTGCCCTTTGCCCGGAAGCTCGCCCGTCTGCGCCAACACTGCCGGCTGCTCCCACGTCTGACCCAAAGTCAGGAGAGACGTATTCTGGCCGAACATTGTGTCCGGCGCAGCGCCGGCATACACGTTCCATCCAGCCGCCGCGCGCGGCGCTGTGGCTGTGCCAACCAGAAAGGTGCTTGATGTCGTGCTGATCGCAGTCTCGGTCGCCGCCCCTCCCTCTTCGCCGCCAGCGTTGACCCAAGCCATAGTCACGTAGTACAGTCCATCGGCCAGAGCCCCTGGAAATGGGGTCACCGTCGGTATCGCCGCTCTCGGGACCGGTTGCGCCGCTATCCCAACCCCTATCTCGATCAGCTTCTCGTACGCCCATTTCGCCAACACATGGAACTGGTCCCTCTTCCCCGCATACCGGTCGTTAAGTTGACTGTTGTATGCATCGCCGTAGACCAGTTCCAGCGAGCGCGCCGTGTGCCACAACTTCAGAGGAGGCGTTACCACCACCCTGTCCAATGTCGGCTGCGGCGCTTGCCAGAATAGCTGATCTACATAACCGAGCCTGTTGAGAGCCGTAAGCAGGTCCATCGCCACTTGTTCCTGTGCGATGAAGATCTTCTGCGTCACATCGATCCCCTCCACGCTGGCCACGTTGGAAAGCTGTGAGTCCTGCGCTGTCAGGTCCTCTATGCTGGAAATGGGACCGTCTGTGAATAGTGCCATTGGGCTTAGGCCTTTTCCTTCTTGCCGCCCGCCAGTTTCGCCAGCTCAGCGCTAGGCACGACAGTTACATGCACCTGGGCCACTACGGCTGCTTCGTCTGCGGCCCGCTTTGCCTCCGCACGCGCTTCCCGGTAGGTTTTCGCTTCGTCCGCCGTCGCCAATCGCGCCGTCCCCTCGGTGATCATCTTCGCTGCCACGGCGCGCGTAACCTCGGCGCAACTTCCTGCCTTTCCGCCGTCGTCCGTCTGTTGACTGATAATCAGCGGAAACGCATCTGGAATCCTGGATTCCGTATCCCGTCTCTTTTGGTAATAGAGCTTCAGATCCATCCCATTTCTCCTTGATCTAACCTTCGCTGGTCTAACCCTGGCTAGGCTCCGGAGCAGGCCGCCTTCGTTGATCGGCCTGCCCCTCCACCTATTGCCTGGGTAACTAGGTGTTGACTTGCACGCCCAATGCGTTGCGCAGAACGCCGCAGCCGTACAACACGTCCACCGTGAACTGTTGAGCTAGCGTATTCGGCTGGTAGCTCATCACTACTCGCATACCGAAGTTGCCGAGTTCGGCGTACTCCGCAATCGCCCCCGTACCCGGTAAGGGTTGCGGCAAACGGCGGACCACCAAGCCAATTGCGTTCTTCGTGAACGCAAGGTTGTGCGTATTTACCGGCGCGGTACCGGTCGTCGGCACGAACTGCGACCGGAATACGAAGAAATCCTTCACCTTTCCGATCGTGCCGTCGACAATGGCGCGCAGTCCGGCCTCACCGGCATTCTGGAATTCGCTGAAGCGCGGAATCTGTCGCCATGCGGAATAGGTCGAGGCGTCCACCACCATGTACTTCTCCTCAAGTGGCGGCGCCTTAGCCAGGAATAACGCAGTCTCCGCGGCGTCCACCACCGCTTCGGTAATCGGAACCCCCGGCGTGCCCAGCGGGCCGTTGAACGTGAAGCCGGCATACAGGGCCAGCAGGTCGCTCTCGATTCTCTGTGCGATCGCCGCCACCGCCGGCTGCATGTAGATCTTCAGCAGATCCGGAACAGCCAGCACCTTCGTCACGTCCGGAATCTGGAACGTCGCCTCCACGTGCGAGTTCAGCACGATCTGCGCATTCCCCAGACTCGGGTTCTGCGCCTGCACCGATCCGCCCTCGGCGATGTTATTCGCGATCATGGTGGGCGGAATCGGGATGTTCACTGTATCGCCGGCATTCGCCAGCACGGGTTCATAGTCGCGATTGACCAGGTTCCCCATGATGAGGTTCCCGATCAGCACCGGTAAAGCGTCCACCGCCACCAGTTTCACAATCGCGCTTGCGACGTTGTTTGAGGTAATAGCTCCCATTTATTCTCCTTGTTTGTTTTGCCGGCCGTTCCGCCGGTACTTCCTTTACAGACCCCGGAGGGTCTGCGACGCCACGCGCACGATCTCTTCTCGTACTCGCTGCATTTCTTCTGCGTTCATTCCCGGTTTGATCCGGTCGAGCGTAATCGGCTCGCCACCGGAATGCGGCGCCTTGAGGGTCGCTGTCATTCCGCTTCCGCCTGCAATCCTGGCTGGAAGGAACTCCGGGTTGTCGCTCACGAACGATGAAAGGTATTCCTTCATCGAAACTTCCCCACTCTCTCCGCGAGCCACCAGTCGGCCATCTTCCCCGCGCACGATACCGTCCTGAACGGCCTTGAATGCAAGGTCGATCTTCCCTACGCCCAGCCTCTGCAGCTCGGCGCGAACCGATGAGCTCCGTTCTGCTTCGTCGGCCTGTTTCCGGCTGCGTTTGTTCTCTTCCACTACTTCGTTCAGCCGCCTTTCCAATTGCTCGCGCCGCTTGCGTTCTTCATGCAGCTCCACTTTGTAAGCGGGTTCGCTCTTGGCAGTTTCGTTCATCGCGTATTCCTGAATCGCCTGCCTGACGATTGCTTGTATATCGAGTCCTTCCATATCCCTCCCAAGATTTCACTTACGCTCGCGCCGGGTCGTGCATCCGGTCAATCTCATCCGCTACCTGATTCTTGATCTCCTGTCGTGCATCGCTCAGGTATTTCAGCGCCAGCTTCTTAAATACTTGCTTCACCAGAGTTGGCGACCCGATTCCCATCTCCAATAGCTTCTTGGCGTCGTCCAGCTCACCGCCGAATTCATCGATGTCGAATTCGTCCAACCCCGATACGTCGATCGAGATCTCGTCCTGCCGCGCCGCGGCAATTGCCCACAGCACCTCCTTCATGGAGTTCTTGACAGTGTCGCCGTACGCTCGCAGCACCTCTTCGGTCGTGCTGAAGTCCAGCTGCTTGCTAAGGGCCGATTGTTGAGAAGAGCCGGAGCTCGCCCCCGCCTGGCTCAGCAGATAGCACACCCGGTAGATCTCGTCTTTGAGGCTCACCAGGTTATCCGCGGCTATCTGATAGACCTTACCCTCGGGTTCGTTCCATCCAAACCTGTCCTGCGGACCGAGCTGAATGTAATAGGATTCCCCAACAATCTGATTCCATTCCCGGTCTGAGTAAATCACCGGCGTCGCGAATAGCCCCATGGTCAAAGCCCATGAGAGCGCATTTGCTTTATTAAAGTGTTCCAGTTGCAGCAGCGCCGACTTATTCAACAGCCACAGCCCATCCGTTACCTTCAGTTGAAACACAGGTACGCGCCGCAGACCGGCGAATCCGTGCCGGCCTTCGTCGATCAACTCCACCTGCTTCGATTCGCCGTGCTTGCAGAAAATCTGAAAGTTCTCGCGGTCATAATAGATCCAACGAGTGTCGCGCTCCCACTTGGTATCCGTCACTTTGGACTGCTGAAAACAGGACGTGCGTATCACCACCCATTCCAGTTCGCCGTTCTGGTCGTAGTTCCAGTTGATGACTTCGTCAGGACCGTAGCTCATCAGATAGGCGCGGGAACGTCCCGAAGCGTCTTCCTCGGCGCGAGTCGCTGCCAGGCCATCGGATCTCGGAAAATCGGCCACGATATAGCTGCTGCCGCACACCAGCGTTTCCACAAATCGCTGGCGGAAGAACTCGCTCAAGCTCGTTCCTTTGAGGTCGCAGTTGTTCGACAGGCCCGTGTAAAACTGTTTCGCCGTCCCGCTGCCGTCGAACATCACATTCGGAGCACGATGCATCAGCGTCGCCGCGTACCAATCCACAATCGAGCCGATATGATTCTGGTAGAACACCCGGCTCAAGCGTTCGGCATAGATTTCGTTCGGTTCCTTGTGCCGGCGCGCCAGGTATTCCGAAGCGTGTTCCCGAAGCTGCTCGCCGCCCGTATAAAGGTCTCTGTACTTCTTCCACATGGCTTTACGCGCCGCATACTCCGGATGCTCCCGGTTGATAGTCGTTGTCAAAACAGTCGCTCCTGCCGCTCCCCTATTTTGGGAAGCGGTCTGCATTCCTGCCACAGTAAATACCCGAGCGGTCCGACAGATGGGTCCACAACCTGAAACGGTTCTTGTCGATCACGCTCGCATCCGGCATATACAAAGCCTGGTCGATGTCCTTCATTAACTCTTTACGCTTTCGGTTTCGATAACCGTGCTGCTGTGACCCATCAAACTGTAATCTCCGCTGGATGTAAGTCTCCGGTTGTAAATTGTGCTCGATCTGCAGCAGCTATAAGTACTCCGCGAGCGTCTGCCATGAACGTTTCGCTGTCGACTAGCCTCTCTTCGACAACCCGCAGCGCGTTGAAAAGCGATTCTGAGAGGCCCCGATTTGCGAGCCGTGAGTGCATCATTATCTTTGGGTCGTTTCTGTTCGGCGCCTAAGAAAGCGGCTTCACAATCCGCCGCAAATCCTCTTCCCGATGTGAGACTAGCAGTCAGGTTGTACGCTCCGGCCATCCTTGATCGCGTAACTGATAGAAAGGAAACCTAAGAAAAATTTCTAATATTGTGTGACTCAACTTCGTGGCTCCGTAGCGCCGTCACCGGGATGATCGAAAAGGCGCTGCGCAGAGGCGATCTTCTTGTCGCCGAAGTTCTTAGATCTAGAGGCGTAAAGTGAGGCGGAGCAACGGGATAGGGGATTCCGGAACCGCGTACGGCCTACAGATCCGTGATCGCTTAGACTGAAGAAGGCCATTTTGTAGCGTTCGAGAATCGTGCCTGCGCACAATCGGATATTCTTTTTGCCGCGAAGGGGACGCTTGAGGCGCTTGGTGGCCGCGGCGATCTTTTCCAGTTGCGCGTTGGGCCGGCGCCGGCAGTTCGGGTCTCTTTGCGTGCCCTTGCGATAATGCCACGGTCGCCAATCGGCGCCACTTCAAAGAGACCGAACTGTTGGCGCAGTTTATTGACTTGAGCGGCGACGGTTTCAGGTGCGGAGGTGTTTTGTTGCCGGTAAATACTTCGACAGCCACCGGCGTCCGGAGGCGCTAGTCAGCAGGCCACAGACCGATCTGCAAGGTTTACCGGACTAGTCTCCGGCGAGTGACCTGTTCAGACAGAGGACAGTGACGGCCTTCGGAGTAAGCGTAAGGCAAGTCATAAAGCATAAGCCGCCCTGAAAGAGTTGTGTCCGGCGAATGCCGCTCGCTGCACGACCGTTGGGCGAGCAGCCAGTCGCCGCGACTGTCTTGGAGAGTGTCGCAGTGTAGCCTGCGGGCGGTAACGAGCTTGGAGGCCGGCTCGATCATGCGCGCGCCGAATCCCGCCGACATTCAAAGCCGCGTAGTACCGTTAG